ACACCAAATGGAGTAAGAAGCACAAGAAAAATAATAGAATTAGGAGGTAAAAAGTATGTTAAATTATAGGAATATTAAAAAAAGGGTGTTAATATTGGATTCCAAAAAAAACAGATATGGATATAAAAGACATTATAAAGAAGTTAAAACATTTAGACGTTTCTAGTAAAACAGAAACTAAACAAAAACTAACTTATTTAAGTTGGACGTGGGCATGGGATGAGGTATTAAAGAATTGCCCACAAGCTACTTATGAGGTTGTAAAACAAGAGAACGGTTTACCGTATGTTTATGATGAATCAACTGGTTACATGGTTTTTACAAAAGTAACTATTGAAGGTTTAACTCATGAAATGTGGCTTCCTGTTATGGATGGAGCAAATAAAGCGATGAAAGATAAACCATATTCTCATGAAGGAAATGGATGGGAAAACGGTAAAAGAGTAAAAGTGACAAAAACAGTTGAATCTGCTACAATGTTTGACATCAATAAAACTATAATGAGATGTTTAACAAAGAACTTAGCTATGTTTGGTTTAGGTCTTTATATTTATGCGGGTGAGGATTTACCAGAAGCATTGAACGAACTAACTAAAGATAGGTTTGAAAGTGCTTTAAAAGCATTAGGAGAAGGGAAAACAACTAAAGAAAACATTTTAAAGTTTGACCTTACCAAAGAACAAGAAGAAAAATTAAATAAAATCTGAATTATAATTAAACAATTATTATGAGTTACGAAATAGAAGGAAAATTAATTGAAAAGTTTGATACAGTAGAAGTATCTGATAAGTTCAAAAAAAGAGAGTTTGTAATAGAAACCATAAGCAACGCTAATGGTAGCGTTTACACTGAAAACATTAAATTTCAGTTAGTACAGAACAGTGTTGAAAAGTTAGACTATTCTAACGTAAACGATATGATTAAAGTTAAATTTAATATTAGAGGTCGTAAGTGGGAAAAAGATGGTAAAACAAGTTATTTCAACTCTTTAGATGCTTGGTTTATTGAAAAGTTAGGAGATTCACAACCAAAAGGAGAAACACTAGAAGCAGTAATCCCAGAAACAGACGTAGAAGACGATTTACCGTTTTAATATGGATAAACCATTAGTAATAATAAAACTATACATAGCCCTTGCGATATTCGCAGGGGTTTTATATCAAACAAAAGCAATTTTTAATTATGAGAACTTACATAATTCAACACAGCTTCGACAAAGAGTGGATAGTGAAAATAGAAGCTATAAACTCGGAGGTCGTTAACTATTGCCATGAATTTTATATTAAATGTGATGATGGGAGTTTATTAACTGCTAGATACCCAACAAGAAATTGGCAAATAATAGAGGTGGTTTATGGAGATTAAAGAATATTTTGATAAGCAACAAGAAATTTGCAACTACCTACTAGAAAAAAGAAGAGACAAAAACACGCAACACGCAACACTAAAATATAACGGTTTTTCTTTTTGGGAAGCTTCTTTGATATTAGAAACTAATGATAATTTTGTTATTAAAAAGAAGTGTAATAAATGTGGTAAAGAGAAACTTTTAAGGCAATTTCACAGAGATAAAACAAATAGATTGAAAGACAATCATAAAGGAACTTGCAAAGTTTGTAGAAAAGAAGAGAATAAAAAATACTATTATAAAGACCACGAAAAAACAAAAAAACACAAAATAGAAGCAAGAAATAGACATCAACAAAAAAAGAACGATCCTAAAGAAAAATTTGAACATTATTGGAGCAAAATATGATATACACACAACACCCAGATAGAAAAATAGGTTTGACTTATCCAGTTCAAACACAAAGAACTATAACAAACGAGAACTTAGCTTTTACCATAATATTCACAGCATACGTCGAAGCGATGTTTGATGATTTACAGTACGTTTTAAACTCTAAGGTAGATCAATCTGTTAAGAAAAAACTAAGGTTGCTAATATCAAGATTTGACCATAGTAATCAAAATTGGTTATCATCAGACTTAACAGCTCAACTACATTTTAATCTTTGTTCTCAAATAGAGAACCACAGAAATAAAGCAAAGAAAAAGATACTTTCTAAAAGAGAATCATTAAATGATTTTATGATGTTTTTAAGTTATGAAATTTACATTCTAAGCGATAGAATTAAACAACTTGACACATCATCAATATCACCGTATAGAAACACTTTGATAGGGCTTTTAAATAGCTTTAATAACTACTTAGATAAAAATAATTACCAAGATAAATTAGATATTCACAAAAAAAGGAATGATATTCAAAAAATCTTTTTAGGATGTGAAGAAGATTTTGCAAAGGAGTATAAAAAAGTAAAATAGATGAACAATAAAGACAATAACCACCATTTACAATGGGAAGGAGTAGATAGTAGCGATATTATTAAATCTTATCTAACCATTGAAGAGTATCAAGGATTCTTAAAAGGTAATTTGTTAAAATACCAGTTAAGACTAGGTAAAAAAGATAGCATAGAAAAAGACATGGCAAAGATTGCGGATTACAGAAAAGAAATAAATAAAAATAGATTATGATACAGTTAATTGACTACACGAAAAACAATGAAGAGGTAACTCATTTCTTTATTGACAACAATAATAAAAATGTAAGATACGCGTATTCTAGTGAGGAAGATATGTATTCAGATATTGAAGCCAATAAATCTGATGATTTTGAATCTGGAGATATTAGATACATAGGTAAAAAATGGGAACTTACAAACAAATGGCAGGTTAAAGGAGGAGAAACAAGAAAAAGAAAAGACTAATGACAAATCAAAAAAGTCCAAACAAAGACAGGTTTTTAAGAAATGGGTGTTACTACGATTCAGAAGATAGTAAAATGGTTGTGGCTATTAACCCTTACAACTTCATAAAAACAAACAATTTAAAGAGTAATAATTACGAAGCACAAAGACATATAAAAGGATTATGAGTAAGTTAACAGTAGTAAAAAATTGGATGATTAAATTTAAAGTGCCTATGAATAATGTAATAGGCACAATTTCAAAAGATCGTTATCAACTTAGATATGATCTAATGAAGGAAGAAAATGAGGAGTATTTAGAAGCTTGTAAAAACAATGATTTAGTAGAGATATTAGACGCTATAGGTGATAAAATGTTTATTCTTTATGGTACAGCCGTAGAGCATGGGATACCTTTGCTACTATTAGATAGGGTTTTCAACGAAATAAAAGATTCTAACTATTCCAAACTAGACGACAATAAAGAGCCTATATTTAGAGAGGATGGAAAAATAATGAAGTCTAAGAACTATTTTAAACCTAGATTAAAAGGTATTATAAATGAGTACATGGCGAATAAAGAAAAAAGATCAGAAGAAAGGTAACAACTTTAGAATACCCAAAATAGGAGAACTTAAAAAAGGCGATGTTTATTACTGGGGTGCTTTTTATCATGACAGAATCTTAAATGAACTAAGATACGATGTAATAAGCCCTCATTATGTTGAAAACATAAATAAACAGATAAAAAACGGTCTTATATGGGTTAAGAAATAAATTTAAAAGGGTGGTAAAAAAATATCACTCTTTTTTATTGACTTTATAAAATGATGGTATTAACATTGCAGAAACAAAAACAAATAGAAATGAAAACAGATTATCAAAAGTTTTTAGAAAGTAAGAAACACCTGTTAGGTAGTTTTGGTTTTGAACCAAATTTCATACCAAACATGGCTTTTGACTTTCAAAGAGAAATTATCAAAAGAGCTACCTTAAAGGGTCGTATGGCTGTTTTTGCTGATACCGGATTAGGTAAGACCTTAATACAGCTATCACTAGCTCAAAACGTTGTTAACCATACAAAAGGCAAGGTTTTAATATTAACCCCTTTAGCTGTTGCTTTTCAGTTTATAATAGAAGCTGAAAAGATGGGTATTACAGATATTGAATACAGCAAAGACGGAACACATAGTAAAAGTATTGTTATATGTAACTACGAACGTTTACACTACTTTAACAAAGAAGATTTTCAAGGAGTTATATTAGACGAATCTAGTATATTAAAAAACTTTGAAGGTAAGATAAAAAACGAGGTTACAAGATTTGTTAAAAAGATACCTTATAGATTCCTTTCAACTGCTACACCTTCTCCTAATGATTTTATTGAATTGGGTACATCTAGCGAGGCTTTAGGGTATATGGGTTATACTGATATGTTAGGCAAATTCTTTAAGAACAACAACAACTCAATAGACCCCAAACACGCAGGAGAAAAATGGTATCTAAAACCACACGCAGAAAAAGACTTCTTTAGTTGGGTTAATCAATGGGCTATTATGGTGAAAATGCCTAGCGATTTAGGTTTTTCAGATGATAAATACATTTTACCAGTATTAAACATTAACACTCATAAGATAAAAAACAATTCTTTATTAGCTGTTGATGGTCAGATACAAATGTTTAACAAAAAAGCTAAAGGGTTTAACGAGGTTAGACATGAAGTAAAACAAACAATAAAAGAACGTTGTGAAAAAGCTGTTGAACTAGCTAAGGGTAAAACGTCTGTTTATTGGTGTAACCTAAATGAAGAAAGTAAACTAATAAAGTCTTTAGATGGTGAAGCTGTTGAAATCATTGGTAGTCAATCAATGGAGAAAAAAGAACAGATATTACTAGACTTTGCACAAGGTAAAATTAAGAGAATAATTACTAAAGCTAAGATGACTGGTATGGGTTTAAACTGGCAACACTGTCAACACTCTGTATTTTTCCCTACTTACTCTTATGAGCAGTATTACCAATCTATTAGGCGTTTTTGGAGATTTGGTCAAAAGAAAGACGTTACTATTGATATGGTTATTTCAGACGGTCAAGAAAGTGTATTAGAGTCTTTACAGGTTAAGACTAGAAAAGCTCGAGAGTTACATGAAAACTTAGTAAAAGATGTAAACAACTCTTTTAACAACATAACAAAAGAATTTAATCAAGAAATTAAACAACCTAAATTTATTTAAAATGACAAAAGAACAATTACACACCGATAACTACAGTATTTATAATTCAGACTGTATGGAGGTAATAAAAGCTATGGCTAATAACAGTATTGATTTATCTGTTTATTCTCCACCGTTCGCAGGACTTTACAACTATTCAAGCTCTGAAAGAGATTTTAGCAACTGTGAGACTAAAGAACAGTTTTTAGATCAATATGAGTTCTTAATAAAAGAAATGGCTAGAGTTACTAAAAAAGGTCGTATTAATGCTGTTCACTGTACAGATGTCTTTGATAATACGTGTAGGCTTTGGGACTTTCCTCATGAAATCATAAGACTACATGAAAAGTACGGTTTTGAATATCGTAACCGTATAACTATTTGGAAAGAGCCTTTAAAGGTTCGTATGAGAACTATGGTACAGAGTCTTATGCACAAGTTTATAGTAGAAGATTCTACAAAGTGTTTTACCGCTATGCCTGACTATGTTTTAATATTCACTAAAAAAGGTGAAAATGAAGTACCAGTAACACACAAAAACGGACTAAAAAAGTATGCAGGAGCTACACCAATATTACCTAATATTTTAACAGCTTGGAATAACGCTAACGGAACTAAATTAAACGAGGATGAATTATGGGAACACTTAAACAAAGAGTTTAAAGATCACACAGACCCAAAAAGCAACAAACTAAGTCATTATATATGGCAAAGATATGCTAGTTCTGTTTGGGATGATATTAGAATAGATAACATTTTACCATACAAAGAAACTAAAGAAGAGGACGATGAGAAACACGTACACCCTCTACAATTAGATGTAATTGACAGAATAGTAGAGTTATATTCTAACCCTAACGAGGTTGTTTTTACTCCTTTTATGGGTGTAGGTAGTGAGGTTTTTAGCCCTGTTTCTTTAGGTCGTAAGGCTATCGGAGTAGAACTAAAAGATAGTTATTATAAACAAGCTATATTAAACGTTAAAGAAGCTAAAAAGAGATTTAAAGAAGAAGTAAAACAAACTTCTCTATTCTAAAAAACAATAATCAAAAAGCCGTAATCTAAATAAACACAAACCAGATTACAACTAATATTTACACTTAGACGGGTTAGGCTTCCCGTCTTTTTTTTATCTTTACCAAAATCAATATTAAGGCATGAAAAAGGTAAGAAAAAGATTAAAACCAAACGAAGCTAAAGCATTAGGGTTAAATGTTAAAGATAGGGAGTATTACAGCCCTAAAAAGAATCCTAGATACAACATAACACCTCAACAATGGCACAAAGTAAAAGAGATTAGAGAAAACACTAAAGAAGCACCTAAAACAGCTAAAATATTAATATTCGATATTGAAACAGCACCAACAAAAGCTTATGTTTGGGGTAAATGGAAACAAAACATAAATGATTGCCAGTTAATAAATGATTGGTTTTGTCTTACATGGTCTGCTAAGTGGTTATTTGATGATTATGTATTTAATGATAAGCTAACACCTAAAGAAGCGTTAGAACAAAACGATAGACGTATAATGCTATCTATTTGGAGCTTATTAGATGAAGCGGATATTATCATAGGTCACAACATTAAAAAGTTTGATATAAAGAAGCTAAATACTAGATTCTTATTACATGGTCTTAATAGTCCTTCAAGCTTCTTAATGATTGATACTTTACACCATGCTAGAAAACAATTTGCATTTCATTCTAACAAATTAGATTTTATTGCTCAACAGTTAGGAGTAGGTAAAAAAGTAGAACATGAGGGATTTGATATGTGGGTAAAATGTCTTGAAGGGGATAAAGAAGCATTAAAAAAAATGCAAGTTTACAATGATGGTGATATATTAATTAATGAAGAGGTTTACTTGAAATTAAGACCTTATATCATGCCGCATCCTAACCTATCTTTATTTTTAGATACTGATAAATTAGTTTGCCCTTCCTGCGAATCCGAAAAAATAAAACCTATTAGCGATTATACAACTTATGCTAATGTCTATACTGAATACAGATGTGATAACTGTGGTAACAGATGCAGAAGCAATAAAAAAGAAACTAAAATAACTCCACTACCTAGATAATTAACTTTTATCTTGTGATAGTTTAACCAGTTTTATACATTTGAAAAAAAAACAATTATGATAAACGCAAAACAAAGATTTAATTACAGCTGTGATTCTAAAGACACTTATAAAAAAGAAGTCGAAAAAATTTTAAACAGAGATTTAGATAAATACAATACATTACATTTTGAAGAGTGTTTTAGTATGGGTATAAATCCAATAGTAGCAGTAGAACTATATTTAAAATGAAATACTTATTAATAACCGCGTTATTCTTTTCATGTCATAAAAAAGATTATGGACTAGAACCCGCACCAAAAGAATGTAACAGTTACGAATATAAACACCCTGTTATAAAACAAATAAAACCTTTTCACCCCAATATCGACAATGATATAAAAATAAGAAGGTTTATAGTTAATGGCGGTTGTTATTATGGAGAACTAGACGGTTATGGGCGTACTCCTTTCGCTTATGGAGGGATAGCAAACAACCCGAAAGATCAAGAAACTATAAAAAAATTAATAAGAGAAGTATTAAACGAAAAAAAATGAGTTTAGAGAAACAATTAGAAGAAGCAAAAAAAAGAAAGTTAGACACTGAAATAGAAATAGAAAGAATAGAAGATTCTATATTTTCAAGAGACAAGAAACAAGCTAGAGATAAAATAAACGCTTTACAGTTAAAGTGGTTAAAAGACGACAACACTTATTATTTTATATACAAGATAATAGATAATACAGTTTTTTATATGAACTATTGGGAGGGGATGGACTCTTTTAATTCAGACAGTAAACACGTAGATTTTTTTAATACAAATATGAATCTAGTATCACATGGAGAGAGAGATTTTTTAAGATCAAAACTAAAGCATCATATAACAATATTAGATTCAATAGGTAAAAACACTTAAACGAGTATAATGTTATGTTTATAGAATTATATAACTATTTGATATTAAACATATTGTAATTTTGGTACAGTATTTGTAACTTGTTAAAAATCAAATTGCCTTGATGATAAAGCTTAATACGCTTTTAAACCCTTTCTGAATAGTTAGGGTTTTTTTGTATCTTGTGAATTGATTAAACAATTTATTTTCAATTGGAAGACCAGAGAAAAAACAACGGAGGAGCTAGAGAAGGAGCAGGAAGACCAAAAAAGATAGATGAAGAAAAAACATCTATACTAGCTATTAAAGCTATGGTTAAGAAGTGGGGTAGTGAAGGAGGTGCATTTGAGAGGTTAGCAGATTTTGCTGATGAAGGATCATACAACCACTTTAAATCACTTTTAGAGTATGGTTTCGGTAAGCCACAAGATAAAATAGACGTAACAACTAATGGAGAGTCTGTAGATATACCTGTTATTGGTTGGGTTAACGGTAGTAAGAAAGGTATTGAATCATTAGAGGATAAATTTAAAGACTTAGATAGTGGGGCTTAATAGTATTGATGAATCTTATGAGCCTTTATATTATTCAAATAAAAGATATTTTTTTGTTACAGGGGGTAGGGGTTCTTTAAAATCTCATTCAACTCATGACTTTATATTAAGGCTTACATACGAAAAAGGAGAAGGCGTTTTATTTTCTCGTTATACAATGTCGTCAGCTGAAAAATCTATTATACCAGAATTTAAAAAAGCAATTGAAAGGTTAGGGTTAGATAGTAGTTTTCACATCACTAGAACACATATAATAAACCTTAAAACAAATTCCTTTATATGGTTTACTGGTATCAAAGCATCATCAAAAAGTAATACAGGTAATCTTAAATCTTTGTCAGGTATAACAACATGGGTAATAGAAGAAGGTGAAGACTTTATTGATGAAGCTGAATTTGATAGAATAAATAAATCTATACGGTCAAAAACAAAACAAAATAGGGTTATTTGGGTTATGAACCCTGTTACACCAGAGCATTTTATTTATAAGAAATGGGTGTTAGGTCATGAGAAATATGTAGATATAGACGGTTTTAAAGTTTTGGTATCTAATCATCCTAAAGTTGAGCATATTCATACGACATATTTATTAGGTGTTGATTACTTAGATGATGATTGGTTAGAAGAAGCTTTTGTTTGTAGAGTAAAAGCTAAAAAAGGAATAGACCCATATACTAAAAAGTCACTAACAGAACATCAACAAAAAGAAGCTATTAAAGAATATGTAAACACATATTTAGGAGGTTGGTTAGATAAAGCAGATGGTGTAATATTTGAGAACTGGGAAACAGGAGAATTTGACAACTCGCTCCCTTTTATATTTGGGGCTGATTGGGGTTTTGCTAACGATCCATCAACAATAGTTAAAGTAGCTGTATCAAAGAATAAAATATATCTAAAGGAAATACTATACGGTAAACATTTAGGTACTAAAGAGCTTACACAGGCTTTTATCACTAAATGTGGAAAAAATAACATAATAGCAGATAACAGCGAACTAAGACTAATAAACGAGATAAGGGGGGCAGGTTTAAACATTTATCCAGTAGTTAAGAAACCTAACTCTATTTTAGCAGGGATTAAGAAAATGCAATCTTATCAATTGATAGTATCACCTGACTCTACCAACCTAATTAAAGAGCTTAATAACTATGCTTGGATAGACAAAGGAACTAAAACTGTACCTATTGACGATCACAACCATATCATTGATGGCATCCGTTACGCCCTCACTCATCTAATACCTTAGTTTAACAAAATAATATTTTGTATTTTTACCGAATAGCAAAATATTATAATGAATATATTAAAAAAGCTATTCAATAATACTACTCAAAAAAAATCTATTAGCGGGTTGGGTTCTTCTGTCGTAATAGGGGAATCAATTAATAATCATTTTTCTTTTAATGGATTACAAGAAGACAATAAGCTAATAAATGAAGGTTATGTATCTAATCCAGATGTTTATCCTATCATAAAAAAGATAGCAGAAGTAGGAAAAGTAATTCCTTTTGTTGTAGAGCAAAAAACCCCTGACGGATGGGAGATAGACGAAGAAAGCTCATTAAACATATTGGTTAAAAACCCTAGCTCATTAATAAAAGAAGAAGACTTTAGGTTTGATACTATGGTTTACCTCCTTAATACAGGGGATATATTTTGGAAAAAGTTAACATCTTCTTTTGATCTAGTTACAGAGCTTGAATTATTAGAGTCTAACTTGGTTGATTTGCTTTATAATTCAGACCAATCTATACAGCGTTATCAATATGCTAAGTTAGATACCACATTAATAGACTATATGCCAGAAGAAATAATACATAACAAGTATTTAGACCCTTCTATACAAGGCATTAAATCACAAAGAGGGTTAAGCCCTTTACAAGCTGCTTACAACACGTTAAAGAGTTCTAATAATAGAAGTTTAGCTACTGCATCAATGTTGTCAAATGGTGGAGCTTCCAATGTTATTTCTAGTGGTACTGATCTTATAATGACAGAAGACCAAAGGCTAGAGATTCAAAAAAATACAGATAAGTTATTAGGCGGGGCTGATAAGTTTGGTAAAAACATTGTTAGTAGTGCTAATCTTAATGTTGCTAGTCTTGGTATGTCATCTCAACAAATGCAGATGATTGAAGGCGGTTATGTTGATATGAGGACTTTGTGTAATGCTTTTAGTGTTCCTTCTGTATTGTTTAATGATTGGGATAATGCAACATTAGACAACTTAAAGATAGCTGATAAAAAGCTTTATACCGATGCTGTAATCCCTAATAATAACAAGATAATTAGAGGGTATGATTCTATTATACCTGCTTATAATTCTTTTGAAAACAAAGAGCTTAGAATAGTACAAGATTTATCTGGTATTGATTCACTTCAAGAAGATCAAAAGACTAAAGCAGAAAAAGACAAGATTAATATTGAAGCTATTACTAGCGTGTTAACATCTCCAATATCTAATGAGTCTAAGATAGCTACTTTGGTAGAGGTAATGGGATATGAAGAAGAAAAGGCAATAATGATTGTAGGAACTGAAATAGTAGATAATAATGAAACTGTTTAATACAAAGTCTTCTATTGAAGATATAGACGAAAAAGGGATAGTTAAAATTCGTGTGAGTGCTTTTGGTAACATTGATTCTTACGGGGATATAATGGATGAAAAAGCATTTAACCAAACTATATCAGTTTTTAATAGTGGTAAAAGGACACGTATTAAACACCTTCAAGACCATGATTGGAGTAAATTGGTAGGTTTACCTATTGAGATAACAAAGAGTTCGTCAGGGCTTGATATTGTATCTAAAATGAATATTGAAAAACAGTTTGTTAAAGATATTTATTCAGATTATAAATTCATGGCTGACAATGGAGATACTTTAGAACATTCGATAGGGTATGTAACAGTCAAAGAACAAAAGAGCGAAGAAAAGAAAGCTAACATTCTTAAAGAAGTAGACCTAAAAGAGTATAGCTCTTTAAACTTCTTAGGTGCTAACGGTGAAACACCTTTACTAGATATTAAACAGATGCTAGAAAAAGGAGAGTATTCAGATGAAAGATGTAAACAATTAGAATTAAAAATAAAAGAACTAGAAGAACAGTTGAAATCATTTGAGCAGGTTAAAGCCACTCAAACAGATGAAGGTAAAGAGGTTCAAATTAAATCGAGTATAAACCCTTTATTATTTTAAAATGGAATTTGTAAAAAAATCTATCGAAGAAGTTTCAGCTATGACAGCAGAAGCACAAACAGAATACTTAAAAGCTAAAGAATCTTTTGAGTCTGAAATGAAATTAAAAGAAATCAAAAAAGTATCTGATCTTGAAGCTAAAACATCAGAATTAGAGACTAAACTTAAATCTTCACAAGAAGAACAAATTAAATTAGGTACAGAAGTAGCTAAAATGAAAGAAGTAAAGTCTGTTGAAAAACCTAAAGGTGCTTTAGATGAGGTTTTTGAATCTAAAGCAACAGAATTAGAGGCTATTTCTAAAAAGGCTGATAATGCTAAATCTGTTAAGTTTGAGGTGAAAACAACAGCTACTTATGGAGATATTGATAGTGGTTTAGATTTCGCTCCAATGAGATCAGGAATTACAGACATCCCTAAAAAGAAGACTGTATTTGTTGATTTGTTTAGACGTATTAATTTTGGTGGTGAGTTCTACAAATACGCAGAGCAAGAAACAGTAACTAGAGATGCTCAAAACGTGGCTGTTTGTTCTCCTGTTACTTCTACAACAGGAGAAACAATTAAAACGCAAAACATCAGCACTAAGAAAATCAAAGATACTTTGAAGTTCTGTTCTGATTATGCTAATGATTATTCATTTGTTCAAGGTAGATTACAAACTTTGATTAATGATTCTGTATTGTTTAGACTAGATCAACAAATTTTATTAGGATCAGGAACAGGAGAAGAGTTAAATTCTATTGATTCAGTATCTTCTGAATTTGATGCTGATAACACTGATGCTCCTATCGGTGCTACTATCAAAGACGCTAACTTTGTTGATTTGTTGGGAGCAATGCAAACTCAAATATTTGTATTAGGTAAAGAAAATTCTTACCAACCAGATACGGCAGTAGTAAACGTTTTAGATTGGTTCAAGTTTGTTAACTCTTATAAAGATGGAGATAATAACTATATGAATTACAGAATGACTACTGTGAACGGTGTACCAATGGTTAACGGTATGAAGATTATTACTTCGCCAGAGGTTGCTGCTAATACTTGTTATGTGTTTGATTCTTCAAGAGCTGAATTACTTGTTAATCAATCTTATGAAACATCAATAGCTTTTGAAAACGATACTGATTGGGAGTCTGATTTAGTTGCTTTGAAAGCTTCTATTAGAGCTAACCTTTTAGTTGAAGCTAACAACGTTAATGCGTTTATGAAGTGTTCAGATGTTGCTACTGCGATAGATAACATCACAGAGGTATAATATTAGGGGTGTAAAAACCCCTTTTAGTTAATTTATTGGGGCGGTTTGAAGGGTTTTAAATAATCCTTTTAACCGCTTTTTTTAAACTTTAAAATTTATTAAATGCCATTTACTTACGAGTTTATTGATAATGGTAAATCTTTAGGTATTAATTTTAACGATCAAGGCTATACAGCGGGTAAAAATTTAGTAGAATTAACTATACCAGATTTAGCAGAAAACAACGTATTAAAAATTAGGACTAATTCAGCTAGACCTACAGAATTTGATATAAATATAGGCGTAGATACGATATTAGGTGTCGGAGCAGGTAGCACAACAGCAACAGAATTAAGAGATGCTTTAGAGCTAATTTTTTTTTTAGATGACAACGGTGGAGGTGGTGGTTCTGTTGACTGGGGAGATATTGAAGGAGATATTAATACTAATCCAGATCTACCATTTACACAAACTCAAAGCTTAGTAACATTTGATAGAGATGTTCAATTTCCTAACCAATCTGTATTTCTTGGAGGTGGAAAGTCTTTAGGTTCTACAAATGAGCTTTTAGTAGCTACAAATGTAAACAACGGGAATAGCTTTAACTATTTGCCAGAGGTGGTAGTAGAAAATAAGTTATCAAAAGGTTTATGTTATGTTGATGCTTATGAAGCTTTTGATAAAAATAGCCCACAAGGACAAGCACAACCAAGCCAAACAACTACTATATTAAGTCAACCTTTTATAGAAGATATAACAGGTACAACAAAACACTTTATATCTGTTATTATACCGTCAGCTTTAGGTGATATTATTACTTATAATTGGTATTTAAGATCGTCTACAGGGTTTGTAAATGGGTATCTTAAAGCTTTTAAAAGTATTAATTTAAACCCTAATTCTACTGATTATGTTTGGAGTACAGCAACTATAAACGATGTTAAATCTTTTAGCGGTCAACCTTCAAGTGCGGAAAATGTTTTAATCAATGAATCACCTAGTGTTAATGCAGATATTCAGATTCCATTATTAAGGGATGGTTTTTTTCAGAAAAACGGTGAGACTTTAACTTTTTTGTTAGTTTGTGATAATGCTTTTGAAGTAGAAGCGGGGGATTTGCCAGATGGTCAAGGTGGAACATTCACTTATCCTTATATAATTGTTGACGGTGTAAAGTGGAGAGAGATTCAAACAGCAGATATAGACCCATCTACAGGTAAAATACCTATTGATTTAATACCTAGTACAGTTGAGGGAGGTTTAAAGGTTGTTGGTTATTGGGATGCAGACACAAATACACCAGATTTAAGTACAATTACACTAGAACAAGGCGAAGCATACCAAGTAAGTGTAGCAGGTAACACAAGTTTAAACGGTTATGATGAATGGAATGAATTTGATTTAGCTGTTTGGATTGATACTGTTGCGGGTAATTGGTTCAGAATTGTAAGTACAGAAAAAGTATTGTCTGTTAATGGTAGAAAAGGAGACATTGTAATTAATAAAACAGATCTAGGTTTAGGTAATGTAGATAATACAAGTGACTTAAATAAACCAATATCAACAGATACACAAACAGCTTTAGATAACAAAGTAGATGTAGGCGGAGATATTACAGACTTAAACAATAACGCAGGATACATTAATACTGTTTTAGTTGATGGTACTACTGTTACAGGTGACGGGGTTAACACTCCTTTAAGTTCTATCGGTAGCGGTGGTGGTCAATCTTTTTTGATTAAAACAAATGTATTAGATAATATATTAGTTAATGCTACAGTAAATAATGGTTTTGAGCCTTTGAACTGTATAGGGGGTGTTGAATTTTCAGAGGGTTCTGTTTGGAATTTAGATAGTCAAGGTGTAGAAGTTCCAGAAGATGGAGTTTATAATGTTTCTTTAGGTATTGTATTTGACTCAACAGGTCAAAGACCTACGCCAGTTGTTAGTTTATCTGTTGATGGTGTTTTAGTTGGTGACGAAAGTGGTAACGCTTACATTCGCGGTAGTGGTTCAGCTATCAATTCAGCATCGTGTAACTTATCAACTTCTATAAACTTAACAGCAGGTCAAAAGGTAGGTTTACAAGTTAGAAGAGAAGGAGGGGTTACAGCAGCTTTAAGGACTGTTTCAACTGGTAGTTTTCTTACTTTAGAAAAAGCTTCTAGCCCTGTTGAATCAATAGGTGTTTCTAGTTTAGATGATCTATCAGACGTTTCTTTTGATGTACCACCTCAAATAAACCAAGTATTAAAATATAATGGTAACGTGTTTACTGCTGCTGACGAAAGCGGTGGAGGCGGTGGTTCTGTTGAGGTTATTGATAAAGAGGTTAATATAACACAAGGCTCATGGAATGGTAATACTAATTATGTTTATGCTAACATACCTGTTACTGGTGTTGAAGTTGGTCAATTATGTATAATTTATCCTAATCCTATAATATGGCAAACCATACAGGCTAACGCGGCTACTTGGGATGGTTACGCTTATTGCTTATCAGATGGTTTAGTTAATGCTGTTTGTCGTGTATCTTCTTTTATTGGTATACCTCCTTTATCTACATTTCATATAAAAATAATTGAATCTGTATCTAGTTTTCAAGCTTTATCTAGTTATAACTATAACACGCAAGATATAGACGTTGTTCAATCGGTGTTAACTGTTAATGAATTAGACCATGATAAGTATTTTAATATAGTATCAGACTCTAATTATAATGTTGTTTTACCTGATTTAGACTTAGTTGATGTAAAGTATATCTATAAGTTTAAGAATCTTAAAAACTCTTTTGTTAGGGGTGTTTTTACTCCTTTAACTGGTCAATTAATAGAGGGTAACAATGACTTTAAGTTATATGGTAAAGGGTATTTAACCATAAAAAAGAAAGTTGTTAACGGTGTTTCTTCTTGGTCTATTACAGATGTTTCAAGTTTATTCGACCATTTAGGACATGGAAGGACTAAAGAGGTACAATTTACAGATCACATGGGTATTTATGAGGTAGTTCATAATTTAGGATATAAGCCTATTGTAGAAATAGATACTGCTGATGGTTTTGGAGGTTTTTCTGAATCAGATGTAGATATAGACCACAACGACAACAATAACAGCTTTATTGTTAATATGGAGGGTCTTAATAGTGGATTTATTAGATATGTATAATTTTAACGGTTAATTTTAATTTGTATTAGTATGGCGATTACTAAAAAACAGCACTACAGAGGTAGTGACTTTAACAACAAAGAGCTAAAAGATGCGAAGTCTTTACAGCTTAATGAGGATGCTATAAACGCAGATGAAGCGGTTAGGTTATCTCAATCTGAATCTATTGCAGATCAGGCGGCACAAGATATATTAGTAGAAAGCGGTGCTAGTTCTAGTACTACAACCGCATTTACTTCTGCTTCTATGGTGTCATTTCTTGCAGCAAAGCAGGATAATTTGTCTATTCATTCAAGTTCTACGGCATTCGCAGAGTTTGTTAATGGTACAGAATTAAAGATTAATAGATTAGTTACAAATGAAGTAGCTATTGATAGCACTTCTACAACTTTAGCAGCTTGTTTAGGTGTTGGATGTATATTTGGGGGTGGTGTTTGGTCTGTTGGTGGTGTTCCGTTGCAAGTTGGTGATGTTCTTATTTTAGAAAATGCTACATCTTCACAGGAACGATCTTGGATTCTTAACGGAAACACTAACGGAGATTCAGGAGACTTTACAAGATTACAAACTGATTATGATGAGTCTGTAATTAAGGCAATGTTTAGCGGTTCTACTTTCTTAGATTATGACGCTAATGCAGGTGTTTATACTCTTAGATTAGGGTTAAGTTCTACGGAATTAGGGGCTCAAACTTTGCCAATGGACGCAACTAAGTTTAGTGTTTTAAGTACTTCACAAGACAACCAAGAAAAAGTAAACCTAGCTTTAGAATCATTGATTGTATCAGTTGATAATAGTGCTTCTAGTGGTTCTACTACTCTATCTTTAAGGTTAGATAACTTATCAGGTGTTACAGGTTCTAATTTAGGCTCTTTTAACGGTTCTACGTTTTCATCTAACCAAAGCATTAAACAAGTATTACAAGAATCGGAAACTAAACACGAAACGGCTGACGCTGATCGTGCTGCGGTTCGTTCTGAGTTTGCTAGTGCTGATGCTACTTTAGATGCTAAAATTGACGCTGAAACTGTAAGGGCTTTAAGTGCTGAGGCTTCAGAATCAAGTGCTAGACAGTCAAGCGATAATGCTTTGCAAAACCAAATTAACGGTTTAGCTTCTTCTTTAGCTTATGAATCTTCAACCCGTGCGAGTGCTGATAGTGCTTTAGATGGTCGTTTAGATACTGTTGAAGGTGATGCTAGTACTGTTGGTTCGATTGCTCACGGTGTATCAGAATCTCAATTATACACAGATTCAAAAGTAGCTATTGAAGCAACAGCTAGACAGCAACAGGATGCAGTTTTAAACCTTAAAATTGATAACCTAGCAGAAGGGGATATTACTTTTGTAGGTCAGATTGATGCAAGTGGTGATGTTTCTATTCGTCAAGATAGAATTGCAGCAGGTGATACTCGTAACGGTCAAGACTTGATGGCTATTGACTTACTAGCAGGTGAGACTTTCGTTTTTTCTGTTGATGCTTCATTGACTTATACAGATGGTTCAACTGTTGCTTATGAGGCAGGTGATAAGATAATGTTAGTTGATGATGTTGCTAGTGGTTCTTTAGTTGAGTCTAAAATTAACGCTGTACCTGCAAACGCAACAGGTCTAAGTGTTATTAATATAGGTTCTTCTACTATTGAGATTGACGGAAGTGATAAACTAGGTGTAATTGGTGATTCTATCACACGTTCAGAGTTATCAGCATCAGTTGAATCTGATATTGATGACAAAAGAAGCTTGACGGCTAATAATGTTATGACTTCTGATTCAGACACTCATTTCGTCACAGATGCAACAACGGGAGCGGCTCAAAACATATATTATAAGCGAACATCTAACACATCGGATGCTTTAACAGATACAAAAAGAGCTATTTTAGGAGAGTTGTATGTATCTTCTAACGGTTCGGGTAACCCATTAGATCCATCTTTTGCTCACACTGGTACGTTTAGCACTCATTATAACGGTACTTCTATTGATATGTCTATGGCTATCGGTGGAGGTAACTTTGAGGCAAATGTAACTAACCCTTCTGCTGCTGTTTATGCTACGGGTGTTTATGCTTTAGCTCAATCTAATCAATTAGGTATTAACTCTGCTGTTACAGGTGTAGCACAAAACGCAGGTATATCTAACATTGGTATTACTGGATTTGGTAAAGCAGGAGGTATTGGTAAAGATAGAGGTGGTGTTTTCTCACTATCTGATTTAGAGTTTCTAAGTTATGCAGGATACAGGAGTGCTAATCCTATTTCTTATCCTGACGTAGCTTTATTAGCTGATGCAGGTACGAGTGCAACAGGAAAAGCTTTAGTTGTTGTTGGTGACGCAATATTTGAAAGTGGTTCTGTTACCGTTCCTAGTGCTGTTGCTGATACTGATGCTGTTAATTTAGGTGATGTAAAAGCTAAAGAAGTTTATGTATCTATTACAATAGGTGCTAACTCTAGCGAAACTATCAATCATGGACTAGGAACTAAGAAGATAGACCCTGTTATATGGGTTGATGATGAATTATCTACTAGTGCTTTTGATGTTGAAAGAAGCGGAGATAATGCGATGGTTATCTATAATGATACTGCTTCTAGTGTTGATGTTGAAGTATTGATTAAAGGCTACTTTATCTAGTCCTTTTTAATTTTATTTTGAGCCGTTTAATTTTATTATTCGGCTCATTTTTTTTAAATATCTAAACTTTTTTAAGATAGTTCTTGTATAATCAAAACGAGGGTATTAGTATTGTATAACAAACAAGAACAATATGAAAAACTTAATCAAAAAATATACAACAGAGCAAGGTCAAAAAGGTTTATGGTTTGTTGATCCTAAAATGGCAAACTTAACAGAATCTATGGCTATATTTATGGCAAGAACAACAGGCAGTGATTTTGTTGTAGAAGGCAACACAATTAGAAAAGTATATTAATAGAAAAACAAAAAAGACATGACACCAATAGAACTAATAACAACTATCTTTATAATAACCTCTATTTGTGGGGGGTATTATAGATTTGCTAAGAAAGTATAATTTTGTATCTTTGTTTTATACGGTCGCACGTAATAGTATAAAGCATTATAATAACTACCAACTAGTTATGTAAACCTTCAAGAAGTGCGACCCTTGAGGGTTTTTTTATCTCCTTACAATAGTTTAAACAGGTTCTATTGTATTATGTCAGAGTTAAAAACCTTATTACCTTATGAGGTAGTAAAATAGTTTGACACAAACCAACATCGGAAATTTTGAGCAATGTCTTACCCGTGACAACTCAAGACCTACAAGCCGAAAGGAATTAGATGTTGAGGGTTGACCTTGGAGTTTTTACTTGGCTCTTGTTTGTTCTTCGCTAGACTAACCACACAAAAATTAAACAATTTTGTATATTTATTTAATTGTTTAGTGATTACTTGTAGGGATATAGACGGGTTACACCCAAAATAAAAATAAAAAACATTATTAGGTATGAAAGTAATAATAAAAAAAGATTCTTTGCTATACGATCTTTTAGAAGAAAACGAAAAAGATTTAAAATATGACATAGTAGATATGGTCGTATTTGGTAAAGAGGGGATATATTATGTTTTAGAATCATTAACTGATAACTATGAATTAATTATTAAAAACGCACTACCAGAAGAAGTAGAAGAAGTTAAGTTAACATTTGGAGAATCAATATTAGAAGAAGTAAAAGAAGAAGTAAACCTATTATTAGAAACATTATGAGAAAAACAATTTTAACATCTGTATTAGTATTAGTATCTATATTATCATTTAGTCAAATGACATTGATCGAAACAGATACACTTAATCAAGGAAACTTAATAACACAATCAAACTATCAATTTTATTATAGTGATAAGTTTATGATGTTTGGAAAAGAAGAAGAGAGCGAAGACAATTATACTATGTTCAAGTTTCAAGACTCAAAACAAAAAAGTATAGGTGGATGTATTTATGAAATACACAAAACAGATTCTAGTGTATATTTATACTTATCTAAAGATTGTGGTACGGTTATGATAAGTGAAGGAGATAAAACGTTTATATTTTATTAAACTGGCTCAATATTTGGTACTAATGCGATATGAAAAAAATAATATTAGTATTAGGGTTAATTGTTGCTTTTAATGTCTCTTACAGTCAAAAAAAGTATGTTAAAAAGCTAGAAACAGCTAAAAAAACGTTTTTATTTTATCAAGATTCACCATTTAAAAGAGTTTTAAAAAAGTCTGGAAGGTATAAGAAAAACACAATATTTATAGAAAAAAGATGTGATGGGGTGTTTTTAATAATACAAACTAAAAAGATAAAGCAAGATAGTTATTATTACATATCTAAAACGTTTGAAGAGATTGAATTTGACAACGTAGAAGATATTAATAAATTTATTTATAACTTGCAGTATGAAAAAGATTAAGATTAAGTTTATAGATGACTATTTAGATGGTGTTTATCCTAAAGGTAAAGTATTATTAACGTCTTTTAATAATGCACAAAATCTAATATCTTTAGGTGTAGCAGAAGAAGTAAAAGAAGAAGAGAAACCTAAAAGAGGACGTAAACCAAAAAACAAAGCTGAATTAAAAGATAGTATTGAAACAAAATAGATGTTTAACTACCTAAGGGCTATATTTAAAGACAAAAAAGAACCTTTTACGGTTGGTGATTCTTGGAATGACTACCCGTTTAAGGTTTTTATTGATTATAACGAAATCTTAGAAGATGATAAACCAAACAAAAACGAGCGTATTTATTCCTTGTTTACTGGTTTAGATTTAGATTGGTGGTTAAAACCTCATAAACCAGAGTTATTCCAATCTTTAAACGCTCAATTAAACTTTATTAGTGAAGAACCTAAATGTAAATTACCTACCGATATAAAAAGGTTAACTACTGGTACTTATCACAGGATAAATAAAGAGTTTAAGGAGATTAAAGCAGGAAGGTATTATAATATACTAAATGCTGTTAGTTCGTTAAGTGATGAGTCTAAAACAAGGGAAAAACTAGAAGTGATGGCTACTTGTATTGCTGTTTGTGGTTTGGATATTGTTTACGACACAGAAGACTATGAAGAAGTGTTTAACGAGGTATTAGAAACTATGCCTACTGATGAAGCTTATACTTTAGGTTGTTTTTTTTTGAACAAACTGCAAGAATTGAACGGGAACACGCAGAAAATATGGTCAATAAAAAGCCTGACGATGCGTATTATCAAGCTAGGTTTGATTTACTTGGTAGCAAGTGGGGTAACTTTAGCAACATATATTCGTTATCCGAGGGAAATATTAAGGATTCCCTCAAGGTTATGGAGTTTTCTATTGGGTTTGTTTACGCTTGGGAGGAGTATAGTAGTGAGCGAAATAGGTGCGAAGAAATATACAGAGATTTAAAAACTAAAAGATGACATCATTAGAGTATATTTTAAAATTGTTTGAGGTTTCAGCTAAACAGCTTCACATTGATTATGTAAAAGAAACGCCTACAAGGCTTCAAAAGTGGGCTTCAAAGAATAAACCGCCATTTATAGCCTTGTTAGATTTAAACACAACAGGAGCTTTAAATGATGCTCAAAACAACTTAATAACTTATGATGTTTCTTTTGTTGTGGTATCAGATAATAAACGCGACCCTTCAACAGAAGAAAAGGAAGAGATAGAAAAAGAAGCTAACAGGATAGCTTTACAATTCTTGTATTTAGTTAAACAAAACCAAGATACCAACCTTAACGGTTGGACTATGTCGGAGTTTTTTAGAGACGGTTCTTATCTTGGAATAGGAAAAGGATTAACTATTAATATAACTATTGGAGATCAACAAGATTACTGCGACTTATTTTGTAACGAATCAACTAAAATTATAGATTGCAACAGTTAGACCAAATATTAAAAATAGAAGGAGAGAAGGGAGTTCAATTATACCGAAAATCATTAACAGATAACAATAGGGTAGTAAGCGGACAAACTTCTCAATCTATTAAATATACTGTTAAAGGTGATACTTTAGTATTTACTGGTGACGATCATATAACAGCATTAGAAGACGGAAGAAAACCAAGTGAGTCAAGCGGTGGTAGAGGATTTTTTGAACAGATAGAACAATGGGTATTAGATAAGGGTTTACCTATAAAAGCTGCTTATCCAATATACAGAAAGATAAATAGAGAAGGTTATAAGGGTACAGAAGGACTTTTAAGCGTACCTAGCGATGAGATTGTAGAAAACACAAAAGAAGCAATAGGAGAAAGTATATTAAACAATATACGGGTTAGCTTCAAAACATTCAAAAATAAATAATAACTATATTTGTGTTATGGCTATAACAGTTGTAACACGACCAGAAAAAACATTATCAAACGGGTTTTTATCTACTTGGAACAGTTCAGAGTTACCTTTAAGGTTTAAGTTTGAAAATGATCTGTATCCAATTAACAAAGTAGATACAATAGAAGATATTCAAGGAGTTGCTTATGCACCTGACAAACAAGGTACAGTTATTACTTTTAGTTTTAGTCCTAGTATATTTTGGACTGTAAACGATTTTGTTCAAATCACAAACACAGGAACAGATTTAGACGGTGGGTTTTATAAAGTCAAAGAGTTAGACGGGGCGTTTGACATGATATTGGATGTTTCAACAGAAGACACTTCAAGTACTGGCAACTGTCAAAAGTTTTATAGAAACTATACAGGATTAGTTAAAGTTTTTGCGGGTGCTAGAGATGGACACCCTTATAATTTAGACGGGTCTAAACCTTTACAGGAAATAGGAACTATTGAGGTAGATTTTAAAGAAGATAACGGGGATAATATAGGTTATGCTAATGTTAAATCATTTGTAAAACCAGATATAACAGCAGATTTTGATTACGATTATGAAAACAGTCATTTTGGTTGGTCTTCTTTTCATATTCAAACGGCTGAAAGTTATGATGATGTAGTAAATGG